AAGTCCGTTATTGAAGAGATGGTTAACTGGGTACACGATACACTTGATGAGAAAGTTGCCCTTTATTTAAATATCAATGTGGCGACGAGAGAAGCCGCTTTGTGGGATTTTGAATATTATGACAACTTCACATTGAAGATCAATGCTGCCCTAAGAAGTAGAGGCTTAGAAATTGTGCCGATTGAACCATATGGTCTACTAAGACAACAGGTCTTGGTTGAGTATATGTATTGATGAAACAAAAATACCAGACCGGGAAGTCTTTAAACTAACCTTGTTGGATTGCGACCCAACTCGTAAGAGCTAGGCACTAGAAAGACCCTTAGTGTGACATAGAGAGGGCGGAAAAGAACAGTATTACCTAAGTGAGCATTTCGTAGATCTAAATCACGAGGGTGTAAGAACCAGATGGATACAACAATAATTACAAAAGAAAATGAAATTGAGGAGACTCAAAACCAACTTATGACACTTGTTGATGAAGCACCAACGGCCTCTAGTACGGTACCATTATCGTCAGGGGGTGAAAAAAGTGTTACATCACAAGAGACAAGGCAACATTTATTGACTGATTTCTTGAAGAGAGAGGTGATTCTATATAAAGGTACGATATCGTCATCACAGCCACAAATGACAATTTTGGCTAGATTGACTTTCCCGTTAGATTTATTGGATCACCCAATGTATGGACCCAAGTTGGATGGTTTTAGATTCATGCGGGGATTAGCCGAGGTTAGAATCGTGATAAATGCCCAGCCATTTCAAGCTGGAATATTTAGAATGGTTTATTTCCCTGTGTTGTCACCGGATGATAACTATAACACTTCTCTTGGTACCATGAAGCAACTGACAGGTCTGAATGGTGTGGATATAAATCTAGAGTCTAAAGAACCTATGGTGATAGAGATTCCATTTATATACCCACTACCATCTTATGATATGATAGTTGAACCGGATGCGTATGCAAATATGGTATTTGTCGTCTATTCACCCTTATCGGGTGGAACAGCTGACTTTACTGTTTTTGCTAGATTCAAAGAGATTGATGTTTCAATGCCAACTTCTCAAACGATACCATCGACACGAAGAGCTATGAGATACTTGCAGCAGATGGG